CTGTTATCGGTTGTAAAATCCGCTTCCATTCTCCGCAGACCGCCGCCGCTCTTTGGAACGGAGAAAAAGGTCGTATTGATTGTGGATTTGCAATAATTGATAGTGTCCCGGATGAACAGGACAGTAACACATGGCAGCCTAGTCTGATTTACTACTATACAGACGATTATGTGTGGGTACTGCATAAGACTAACAACTTATGGTACGCAGCGCCTTATGTACATAAGATGGGCAGACCGCTTATGGAAGCTCTTATCTGGAATGCAACAAGCAATAAACCTTTTGGACGTTCCAGGATCAAGGAGCCTATCAGACGTTTGATTGATGGCTATGTAAGGACCATAGCAAACGCAACAATTGGCTTGGAATTTGCTACAAGCCCTCAAAAATACCTTCTTGGTGTTACTGATGAGCAGTTTGATGCGGTGGTTAATCAGAAATTCAAGCAATATGTTGGAAGCATATTGGCGAGCACAAATAATCCTGAAACGGGAGAAAAGCCAACCTTTGGACAGCTTCCACAGGGTAGTATATCTCCGCATGTTGAAATGATAAGAATACTTGCTACACAGTTTAGTGCTGCAACAGGCTTAACAGTTACAGACACAGGTGTTGTGAGTGAAGCTAACCCAACAAGCGCGGATGCAGTTTTGGCGCAGTCACAGACATTAGTTGCTATGGCCGAACAGCTTAATACTTCCAATGGTGATGCACTCAGGACAATCGCTATGATGGCGCTTGCAATCGCTCGAGATGTATCAATGGATGAGCTTACAGAGGATCAGCGCGATATTGTGGCGCACTTTAAAAATCCCGCTATGCCAAGTGTTGCAGCAACAACAGATGCAGCTATGAAAATAGCATCATCAAGACCTGCATTTGCGGATACAGATACATTCTTGGAAATGATTGGATTTGATAAGGCAGACATAAGACGTATTAAGGCACAGGAGCAACGCATTAGGGGTTTAGCTGTCCTTGAAAATTTGGAGGCTTAAAACATGGCTACAATGCCACTAGATACATGGATAAAATACAAAAACTTGCTCGCCAAGATAAGTGATGAAGCTGCTAATGAGTTCCGTGATGCTGTTTTTAACGTGAACGGGCGCTTTGGTGGTGTTGGACTTGGTGGAATAGATCGTGATGAGCTAATTGATTATGCTTATGCGCTTGTGACGAAATACTCCGAGGCATCAAGTGAAGCGGCCTGCATCTTTTATGATGAGTTGGCGGAGTTGTCGGGTGCGGTTGTTCCTCCGGCGGTCCCTGCTGAAACAGCGAATATCTCTACAGTAGCTAAGGCGGTAAGCTTTAGTCAAAATGAAGAACTGATTAGTAATGCTTTAGGGCGGTTAGTCAAACAGGCAGGACAGGACACGACACTTCAGAATGCTTTAAGGGATGGCGCTGAATTCGCGTGGATCCCCGCAGGTGATACTTGCGCATTCTGTATCACGTTGGCATCAAGAGGATGGCAGACAGCTTCTAAGGGTGCTATCAAGAACGGACATGCAGAACACATCCATGCAAATTGTGATTGTGCTTATGCGGTGAGGTTCAACAGTAAGACCAATTACGCGGGTTATGACCCGGATAAATACCTTGATATGTATAATTCAACCTCTGGCAAACCCAAAGACAAGATAAACGCCATGAGGCGCAAGGCATACGCCGAAAACAAAGATGAAATAAACGCTCAGAAGCGCAGTGCTTACGCGAAGCGCCAAGAATTGAACAGCTCAGAAGCGGAAGAAATCAATGTTAATTAAGCATCCTTAGGGGTGCTTTTTTAATACCCAAAAACGGCAACTCGTGCCAAATAAAACGAGGTTTTTACTCATAGGAGGTTTATATGGAAAACAAAGAAACTGTGAATCAGGAAGCAACCGAAAACGAAAAGACATTTACTCAACAGGAGTTAGATGCAATCGTATCTGACCGCTTGAAGAGAGAACGCGCCAAGTATGAAGGATATGAGGACCTCAAAGCAAAGGCTGAAAAGTTAGATGCCATTGAGGAAGCTTCAAAGACAGAGCTTCAGAAAGCAACAGAGAGAGCACAGGCGCTTGAAACTGAACTGAACGGACTCAAAAAGGCTGAATCAGTTCGCCTTATTCGTGAAAAGGTTGCAAAAGAGACAGGCATTCCAATGGCTTCAATGTCATTACTGACAGGGGAGACCGAAGAAGCTTGTCAGGAACAGGCTAAAGCAATTCTTGCAATTGCACAGCCAAACACAAGCTATCCACAGCTAAAGGATGGCGGTGAGGTGAACACACCCACAATGACAAAGGCTGATATTCTCGCAATAAAAGACGAGAGACAGCGTATCAAAGCAATTGAAAACAATATTAACTTATTCAAGTAAATGGAGGATTAAAAAATGGCAGATTTCGCAATTCAGGCAAAAGCACAGGACGTTAATTTCGTGGCAAAATTCCAGAGTGATCTTCACAACCTTCTGGCAATGCTCGGTAAGACAGGCGTTGAAAAGATGGCTCCCGGCACAGCTCTTAAGATTTACAAGACTTCTGGAACACTTTCAAACGCGGAAGTTGCTGAAAAGGCACTCATCCCCGATTCCAACATCAGAACAGACAACGGAACACTTGTTGAGCTCACTTTCAAGAAGTACAGAAATCTTGTTGGAATTGAGTCTGTTGCCAAGAAGGGCTATGAGGTTGCAGTTGGTGGAGCTAATACCAGCATGCTTAAGCAGATTCAGGCAGCAGTTAGAGCTTCAATTTTTGCAGGTCTTGGAGTTACTGGAAGCGGTTCAGCTGAAGCAGCAACATTTCAGGCTAAAGTTGCAAAGGCTGCAGCTTATATTTCCAAGAAGTTTGAGGATGAAGCAGCTACACCTGTTTTCTTTGCTTCTCCCGATGATGTGTATGATTACCTTGGCGCTCACAATGTAACACTTGAGCAGAATTTTGGTCTTTCATACCTTCAGAACTTCATGGGCATTGGCAACGTGATCGTTGACTCCAACGTACCTGCTGGAACAGTTTACGGAACAGCAACTGAGAACCTCGATGTAGTTGCAGCAGCAGTTGACTCTATCGAAGGTATGGAGCTTACAATTGATGAGTCAGGCATCATTGCAGTTCATAACGGTGCTAAGTATGAGAATGCAGCACTTGAGACAGTCGCTTATAGCGGTCTTAAGGTTGTTCCGGTTTATGCTGACAGAATCGTTAAGGTTACTACTACAGCATGATCGTAGTTGCAAATATCCCGTTCAAGGATAAAGAGGAAGACGCTCTCCGAAAAAAAGGGGAGCGTTTTTCTTGTAGCGATGAACGCGGAAAGTATTTAGTTAGTTGCGGAATCGTTGAAGCGGTAAAGGGCTCCCCGGAACAGCCAACCACTCCAACAGAAAAGGCCACAGCTAAGAAGCCAGCACGAAAAGCAACTAAGAAATGAGGTGTCTATGGGCTATGCAACTTATGAAGATGTTGAAGCACGATTAGGCAGACAGTTGACCGATAGTGAACAGGCTCAATGTGAGACTTATTTGGAAGATGCTGCAGTAATTATTGATACTTATAACGCAGATGCCGATGCAGACAACAAAAAAATTGTATCCTGCAGAATGGTAATGCGTGTAATGGGTAGCGGTGAAGACGTCGGTATCCCGATGGGAGCTACACAGGGAAGCATGAGCGGCCTTGGATATGCTCAGAGTTGGACCATATCAAACGGAGCATCGGGGGAGATATATTTGTCCAAGACGGACAAACAACTCCTTGGATATGCTAACAAAATTGGTTCTCATTCTCCATTAGAGGATATGGCGAAGGTGTTTGAAGGGATGGTGCCACGATGAAAGGTACAACAATCCAATTAGTAGTTAAAACTCAATCTGGAACTGATCCGTTTGGTGCACCCATATACACAGAAGAGCTTGTTGATGTGCCTGATGTACTTGTTGGAAGTCCCACAACGGACGATATTACCGACTCACTTAATCTGTACGGCAAGAAAATCGAGTATATGCTCGGTATTCCCAAGGGAGATGCGCATAATTGGGTTGATACGGAAGTTGTTATTTGGGGCAACCGATACAGAACATTTGGATATCCAATAACAGGCGAACAAGCAAACATCCCGCTTAGGTGGGGGCAAAATGTAAGGGTTGAGAGATATGGCTAATGTGAAATTTGAGCTTAACCGAGAAGGTGTCAAAGAACTCCTCCAGAGTCCGGAGATGTTGGCAGTCTGTGAAGAATATGCTAACAACGCGGTCGCGCAACTTGGCGAGGGGTACGAAGCAAGCACCTATGTTGGAAAATCCCGTGTTAATGCAAGTGTTATCGCAACAACTTACAAAGCACGAAAAGAAAACTCCGAAACAAATAGCATATTAAAGGCGGTGGGCGGATGATAGAAGTTACAATTTTAAACTATCT